CGCCAAGGCAGGGGCGCTGTGTCGCTCATGTGGCTTCCTTGTCTAGAACTGGACTTTTTTGGTCGGCTTCAGTTTCGGCAGGCTTTCAGGCTTCTTGTTCCTGACCACCTCGCCGAGCGCCGTCTTGGCCCACTCGATCGCCTCGGCCGAAACGAGGCCCGTCTCGACCTCGCTCACGAGGCGCTTCAATGCCCGCACCAGCACTTGCCGGTTAGTCAGGCCCTCGATGTTCATTGCCGCTGCGCCAGGCTCGCGTTGGCGATCATGACCCGCAACTCGCCGCGGAACTGCTGCATCGCCCAGTACATCGCGTAAGCCGCCTCACGCTGCTCGTCCTCGCCCGGGGCGGTGTTCTTCCAGCTCTCAACCAGCTTCTTCTCGACCCGGTCCATCGCCTCGTGCAGGACGGGATTGTCGAGGAGCCGCCGGGCTTCCTCGCCCAGTTCTTGGCGGTCGGAGGGCGCTTCCCCGACGGGGCGCCACCGTACATTTGCGGCGGTCATAAACCGCGCCCAGCGCCCCAAAACCATGCTAATCGAGTGCCATGAGCATCGTCCGCCTCAACCAAGTGAGCCGCAAATGCTTCTTCGTGCCCCTGGTCGCAGCAGTTTGGGCCGCCGCAATATGGTTTGCGGTCGAGGGATATCGGCGTTCCGATGTAAGTCTGCAGGACACACGCCACGCCGCCACCGGGCTGTATGGCCTGAGCCGGCTAAACGATTCATATAACGGGCCGATCGCTAAGGTGCAGCGAGACGATGGCAAATCAATCGACATAGGCATCGTTAGCGACATGCGGCAGTTCTGCGCACATACAACCTGTGTTGTGCGCACGATGTACGATCAGTCCGGCAACGGCGCACACATGCACAAGGTCGATTAAATGACCGAGGGGGGCGACGGCATCACGTCACCTGGTAATGCAGAAACACCCCGTCCTCGATCTCGGTAGGCCCGCACCAGCAGTCGATGCTGGCGACGTGCTCGCGCTTGATATCAAACGCTGCGTGTATCGGTACGGGTGGGCTGTCGTTGGTGGCGCAGCCCCCCACACTGCGGTAGAGGTCGAGGAGAGACGCCACTCAGTCAGCCTCGCGCCATCGGCAGGAACAGCCAAAGGCCCAGCATCAGGACACTGAGCCACGCCAGAATACCGCTCGCCCAGGGGTAGCCGGTGTGCGGCCCCGCCGGAAAATGCGTCAACATCCACAACACCATAAAGATGACGAACAGGATCTGAATGATCATCGGGCGCCCTCTTTATCGTCCGTTCATCTTATCCGCCACCTTGGGCGGCGGTTTGCACGGATCGCCGCAAAGCTTCTCCAACTCGGCGATCCGGGCATCCTTGGCCGCCAACTGGCGCTGCATCTCGGCAGCATAAAGATCGACCGAGGCGCCGATTTGCTGCATCGCGGCAGCCAAGCCACGCTCTGCCGAGGTAGGTGGCTGTGCCATGGCCGCGCATGAGAAAACCACAAGCAGTAATGGCCACCACCTCACGGGCAGGTTGCTTTCTTGTACATGGCCCCGGCCGTGTCCACACAGACGGCAAGCCCGCCGCCGCCGGCGCTGGTCGGCAGGCTTGCCGTCAATGCCCCGGTACCGCTGACCGCGAAGCCGGTGCTACGAAAAGCGTTACCGGAAATTGTGAAGTTTTGCAGGTCGATCCCCTGCGCCGCCAGCGTCGGGGTGGCGGCGGTCGAACCCAATACCGTGCCCGCCGGGCTCAGTGCATTGCCGCCGTAAACCGGCGCTCCGGCAAAGTCGATACCGTATTTCCAACCTCGGGTACCAGCTACCGAGAAGATCGCGTAAGCGGCGTCAATCAGCGAACCTTGCTCGCTGTCGCCCGAACCGCCGTTACCAAAATCGCCGGAATTGAACCCGATCCGTATTTTCATCGTGCAACCGGTGCAGCCGGTTATGTTGCTCTCAGCACCGATGATGTCGTAGTAGTTGCTTGGTGTCGCGTAGATGTTCGACAAACCGGCTACGATGTTCATTGCGTGCAATTCGCCCTGCTCGAAGCCGAGCGCGCCGCCCTGCGATTGAAAACCGCGGGCGGCGCCGACCACCCCCACGCAGGCCGCCACTAGACCGACGCCGCCGGTCGAAGGTCTGGCGCCGAGCAGATTGCAATTGCCGGTGACCCCGGTGAAACTGTCGTTGTTGGCCGTCGTGCCGGTGTCGTTGTAGTTGGCCTCAAACAACCCGATCGAGGTATTGACGCCGCTGCCCACCAATGCGCCCTTCTGATACAGCCAGAACAACGGCATCTGGGCGGTGTCGCTGAGCACCGCCGGCACCGTACCGCTGGCGTTGGTCATGTAGGTAATCGCCGGGACGGTTTGCTTAGTTGTATCGACAACAAATGAAGCGGGGCTGGTAAAACCAAGCGGCGGCCATTGAGTAGGCGGCGTGCCGAACTGCGTCGGCATCGCGATGACACCACACGCTTTGATCAGATTACCGCTAGTATTACCCCAACATGGCAACGAGTCGAGTGCCGTAGTAACACCAGGGCCGGATACCGGGTTTGGCACTTGCTGCGCTTGCGCAACTGCCGGCGGCAACAACAACCCCAGAATGAAAACAAGAACTTTCATACCTGCACCCGCGAGCAGACTCACTCCGCTGCCCCGTTCGGCCGCGCCGGGCCTTCTGGCGGATTGCGCGGCTGCTGGTCGTAAGCCCCGGCGGCGAACTTCAGCTCGATCTCTTTGAGCTTCGCCTCGCCCTCGATCTTCACCCGCGCCATGCCGACTGCCAGGTCGTTGGCCGCCTTGGTCCGTTCCAGTTCGAGCTGGTGCTCGGCCTTCAGGGCGGCAAGCTGCTTCTCGTGGTCAAGGCGCTGCTGCTGGATCGCCGCGTCGATCTGGCCCTTCTGGCCCATTGCCGCCTCAGCCGCCTTCGCCTTTAAGAGCATCGCCTGCACATTGCCCTCGGCCTTCATCTGCTCCGATTGCATCTGCGCCTGCAATTTCGCCGCCTCGGCGGCGGCCTTCGGGTCAGGCGGCGGCGGTTGCGGCGGCGGCGTACCGGGCGGCGGGCCTTGCCGCGGATCGGCGAAGAACGAGCTTTTGAAGCCGGCGTTCTCCTGCAAGGCCTTCAGGGCGTCGTAGACATTCTGGGCGTACACCAAGGGACCGTTCGGGCCGCCCTGCTGCTGTACGATGGTACCCTGCAATTGGATGATCTGCATCAGGTGCGCCAGGATCTGGTCCCGGTTGCCGGTGCCGAGCCCTACCGACACGGTGACCGGCATCTCTTGCCGCCATTCCCTGGGGTTGGTGTTGAGCCAGCCACCGGTCACCCGGATCATGCGTTCCTGCTGCTGGTTCTTCCGAACCAGCCGCATCACCCCGCGCAGCAATTCCTCGACCCCATGCGCGAAGATGCGGGCGAAGAGTTCGACCCGCTGCGCCGCCGCCTGCTGCAAGAGGCTGACCCCGGTGGCGGTCTTGTTCAGGTCGTCGGGGTTGATCCCCTGGTTGTGCCGAGCAACCCCGGTCCTGACTTCCTGCGTCTGGTCGAGGTATTCAACCAGGGGGAAGGTTTTATCTGCCGTGAACGGGATCATCATCGGCTGGATGCCGCCCAAGCGCCGCGATCTGACCACCCCACCGGGCCTTAATGTAAGCAAATCATCGTAAGTATTTTCATTAACTGAGTCGTCAGCGACTTCAATTCTTGGCCAATTACTTAAAAAAGCATTGTCGATCATTTGCCTTATCAAAGTGCTCTTGATCAACTGCAGATCCATCGTCAGATCGGCCAAGCTCTGCCCGACCAGCTTGTGACTAGCCGGGATCGGGCAGATCGACACAAACGGGATCTCGTCAACGCACTCGACCAGGGGCTTGTTGTCCTTCGTCAGGATGACCTTGCCGCCGCCGGCGGTCATCACCCGGTAGAGTTCCGATGTCGGCGCGTCCTCGTCGATGTTCAAAGTGACGTAATTCTCCTCGACCCAGATCTCCCGGCCGCTGTCGCCCCTCTTGCGCTCGCTGCCGGACCAGTTGCCGCCGCCCAGCCGTAGGGTGCGCTCTTGGGTGTATTCGGCGCTGTCATCCATCGGCACCAGGTCGAGGCACTCCTTGTCGTAACCCTGCTGGATCAGGTCGCTGTACGTCCAGGACCGGCGATGCGACAGAAACGGGATGTCGCCACGCTTGGCACGCTTAGAGAACAGGACCTCCTCGGGTGGCACGTTGACGATCCGGACATAGCCGTATTCGCGCGTGACCCGTAAGGTGCAGTCGTACAGCTCAATCTCAGGAGGCGGCAGTGGCGGCAACCCCATTCCTGGAACAAGCCCGTTTATCGCTTGAAGTGGCTCTGGCGGCCCTGGAGGCAGGCCTGGAGGCATTAGCGGCAGCCCAGCTCCAGGAGCGGCAGGCCCTGGAGCCGCGCCTGCTGCGGGCGGAACAGGCGACAGAGGCGGCATGGGAGCTTGTGATGGAGGCCAAGAAGGCGACGCTGGAATTGCCGGCAAAGGTTGCGGCATCCCCCCCTGCGAAGGCAGGGGCTCCGCGGGGGCCGGGGTCTGCGGCCGATCCAGATTGAACGAGTCGGCTTTCTGGGGATACCGCTCCAGCTTCAGAACCTCGACATCCTCGTCATCGCCGAGGAGCGCGTCGTACTGCTCCCGCGTCAGGCCGGTATACGTCTCCGTCTCGGTGGTCTTCTGGGTGTCCCAGTAAAACTTCAGCCATCCCAGTTTCTCCAGGAGCGCGTCCTTGAACCAATCGTGCAGGATCAGGAAGCCCTGGTTGTCCTTGTGAAATATGTGGTTCAGGTAATCCGTCGCCTGCCGGGCCTGTTCCTCCATCCCCGGCCGCGGCGGCTCGACGATGCAGATCTTCTCCGATGCGGTGAAGATCCGGATCAATGCCGGCAGCACCCACTCCACCGCCTCCAGGACGGTGCGCATGACGACCTGACTGCGGTCGTCTACCTCGTTACCAAACGGCTCGCCGCTGTAGTATTTCAGCGCTTCCAGGCGGGCATTCGATAGTTCCCCGCCATCCTGGCCCAGCGCCTCGTCCAACTCCTGCCCGATAATCGCCTTGACCCGCTCCTCCTCCAATTCGTCCAGGTCGAGGCCCTGCTCGATGACCTCGCGAGTGCCCCCGCGGAGGCGGGGGTCGGGCATACCCCGGCCCCGGCCCCTGATGTCGTCGGCAAAGGCCGAGCCGCGGATCGTGTAGTCGGACATCAGCGGCTTTTCTCTTCGAGCATTTAGCTATCTCCCAGGCGGCCGACCCGGACCCCGCCGCGCCTCGCGCTCTTCGGTGTGGTTCGGCTGCTCGGCGCCGTAAAGCTCTTGGCTCATCTCCTTGCCCCGGACCGCCTCCATCAGTTCCTTCACCTGGGCCTCCAGCCGCTCGATCCGCTCGATCAGACCCTGCAGCATCGCGGTGTCGCTGGCACTCATGTGTGATCCCCAATCGTTGATACTTCAGCTTCTGCGGCCGGCCTATCCCCACCGCTGATCGGATCCCAACCGCCCCCGCCGGGGCGGCACGTCTAGGCGTCGCCCGTAGTCGTCGCGCGGACGACGGCCCCATAACTCGGCGGTCGCGGCGCCTAGCGACATCGTTCCGGCAGCAACCGCCTCCGCCAGATCGGGCGCGTCTCGCAATAAAATACGCGCCTCCTGAAGGCAGGAGCGCGGCACATTGAAGTTTTCCGAGTAAAAAAGTCGCGCGTAACGACGACAGACCCCCGCCTCTTCATCCTGCTTCCACGCAACCGCGGCCACCATTGCGGCGACCCCAACGGGGTGCACCTTCATAAGCTACACAATCCCCATTTGTTGGTACTTCAATTTAATCGGCCTTCCTTGAGGCATTTCGTAAGCCACACACAACAAGCCGAATGCGTCCGCTCCATTCGACGCCCAATCATGCTCGGGTCCAAGTCCGACATCTCGAACATCTTCACTTTTCTTCTCATGATACCAACCGAGCGCGTCGCGGCCAGGTTCAGTGGTTTCTTCGTTGAACCAGATTGATGGAAACAACCTGCGAGCCGCTTCTATTCGCATCTTCGCGGCGCCGCGGCCCTGATTCGGAATTACCTCGACCGGGAAGCCCGCCGACCTGAACGCGCTCTCGAACGAAACATCGTAAATTCGGTCGTGCGTGGCCCCGTCATGCGGAAGGTAGATTTGCGCCTTACCCCAGCCGCTGTCCCTCAGCCACTCGATATGCGCCGCCAAAGATTGCCCAACCGATTCATAATAGTCCAAAATATGAATTGCATTGCGGCCGGCAAACTGAGCGATCCACATGGCAAAGGCGTCGCTCTTTGCCCCGGTGCCGCCAAGATCGCAAAATGCCTTAATCGACAGTAACGGATCTCGGGTTACTTTGGTTATCCGGCCCTGTTCTTTTGCTTCATTAAGGTGCCGGGCAAAATAGGCACCCGTGTGTGCACTCGCGTAATCTCCAAGCCACACATGGCCGTATTGCTCTGGCCTCGCCCGCTCGTCCTCGGCCCGGATCTGCTCCAGCACACTGGGAAACCAGGGATTGTCCTTGTAGTTTACCTCGACGATCTTGCTGTCGATCGGCGGGTTAATGCGAAATCTCTGATTGGTTGCCGATGCGCGCCTCTCAGGGTTCCACGTTACCCAGATCTCAGCACCCTCTTCACGAACAGTCGGGATGGCTTTCTGCCACGCCACTTCGGAAACGGGTTCCGCTTCGTCGACCCAGAGAAGACGTATGCGTGCCGTGGACTTAACACTTTCGATGTTTCTTCTAAGACCGACAAAAGTGAAATCAATACGTCCGTCTTTAGTCCTGATGTACTTTTCTCCAATCTCATAATTCTTCGCCAGCCACGGTTCGCTTTCAATAGCCTGCTTGACCTCCGCCATTGAGCTTTCATCAAGCGAGTTCTGAAATTCCCGGCCACAAACAATCACCCCCGATTGCTTCGCCTGGGCGCACCGCAGACCATGCACCGCCGCCATCTTTGCGAAGCTGCGCGATTTTGCGGAACCCCTGCCGCCGTAGGCGCCGCGGTAAAGCGCCTCGCCGGAAAACACCTCGACCAGCTTCTCCGGCAACTCGATCTGCCCGCTGCGCATCACACCGCCGTCACTTCGGCGCCTCCGACACCTTCGGCTGCTTCAGCGCCTCCAGTTCCTGCATCAGCTTCCGCCGGTCCTCGACCAGCCGGCCCAGCGCGGATGCGAGGTTCTTGTTCGCCAGATCCAGGCTCTGCCAGTGGTTGGCCACGTCCAGCTCGATAGCGTCGGGCTGCTGCTGCGGGCGCGGTTGCGGCGGGCTCTGCGCCCAGGCCGGGGCCGCCAGAAGCACAAGGATGAACGCGATTACAGGCATGCGCCCGCCGTGGTCTTCTTGTAGACTACCCCCGCCGCATCAATGCACAAACTCCCCGCCGCCACCCCCGACGTGCCGATGCCGCCCAGCTTCACCGTGCCTACGGGCAGGGAGATATTCGTCGCCTGCACGCTGTTGTTGTTAAAAATCAGGTCAACCCCGGTCGCGCCGGCATTTGTCGGGTCGGCGTACATCGTCATAACCCGCGCCGCATTCGGGCTGGTGTTGTCGGTGTAATAGAACTTTATCCCCTGACTACGCTGGGTGATCCCTATCGGGTTGTTGCGTGTCGCAATACCAACCGACAACGCGAAATCAGCCGTGCCGCTGGCCGACTGGAAAGCATTCTGCCACTTGCCGTCAAAGGTGCTGGTGCCCAGCGCGAACCGCTGGTTATCGGAGTTGACCAGCAACGCCAGCGTTAGCGTCGCGCCGCCAGTTGTGCTCTGGGCAAAAGACACCGTTGGCTTGGCCGAGATGCCATTGTTTGTCGGATAATAGATCCGCACCAACGCCCCGACACCGCGAGCCGTGTACCCAGCCGCAACCAAGTTAGCGTCGTCGTTGATCTTCTGCGCCAGCCCCGCCGCCGCAGTGGTCGCCGTGTCACCGCCGATCATCGTATAGCTGATAGCGCGCGGGCTGCCGGTGACCAGACCGTCCGTCACGGTCAGGTTAAGCTGGTTGCCGGCCGCAATCGTGCCGCCGACGGTCGCGCCATGCACATTCGCCTGCTCGCCGTTCGGAAAGTGCCCGACGATAATGTTCCGGCAGCGCGTGTCGTTGTGCATGCAGAAATGGTCGTACTCGTCCTGCACCAGCACACCCGAGCGATACGGATAGGCCGACAACGCCTGCGTCGCCAACGTGCTCGGCTTGTTCAGCCGGTATGTGCCGGCGCCGCCCGTTGTGCCGGAAAGCTGCTCCATGATGTAACTGCCAGGCGTCAGCCCGACACTGGTCGCCCCAATGATGTTGACGTTGTCGCCAACGCTGAAAGAGCCGGTTACCGTGCCGCCGACCGTCAGGGTTGTTCCGGCAATGCTCGCCGCCGTGCTGTCGCCCACTATCGGCGCATCCACCTTGAGCGTGTTAAACCCCCACACCTCCACCCCGTCGGCCTGCGCCACACCCTGCGCGATCAAGGCGGCCGAGGCGGAATAGCTCTGCGTCGAATAAAGCCCCGAGGCCAGGTAAGAACCCGCAGACCCCGCCGGGATCGTGGCGCAAGAGCCGATGCCGTACTCAAACCACCGGATCGGCCGGAAGAACTTCCCCATGTGGGCGGCGCAGTCGTCCGCGCCGTACTGCACCTGCATGCCCCACCAGCGGCTCGGGCTCGCGTTAGGGAGAGTGCCGGTATAACCGCTAACAATGTTGATACCGCTATTCAGTGCCACCCGGTTCGGCGTGTTTACTACTATTCCGCCTTGGGTAAGCCGCAGATTAGTATCCTGCGTGCTGTTATTAGAGATAACCATGTCGGTGCCGGTCGTACCGGCCAGCGCCGGGTCGACAAACAACGTCGCGATCTTTTGCGTCGGCACGTTGTTGTCGTTATAGTGAAATTTTATCGCCTGTGACCGGTTGCCGATAACCCCATCGGGGCCTTCCAGCGCGCCAACCGAAAAGGCAAAGTCGCAGCACCCGTTGGCAGCAATATAAGCTTCCTGCCACTTGCCGATGCCGCCGAACCCGGTCGAAACGGCAATAGAATACCGCGCCTCGATCCCAGCCGCGATCAATGCCGTCGTCGCCGTCGCCGCGCCAGTTGCCGACGACGACACGGGAAACGTGACGCGCGGCAGCGGGCCATTGGTCAGCGGGAAACTTACCCGCACGACATTACCGTCAGGCCGGGCGCTGTAACCGCCGGCCAGCAAATTAACGTCACCATTTACCGCCGCCGCCAAACCCGCCGCTGCCGTCGCCAGCGTATCGCCAGCCAGCACCGTATACGTACTAACTCGTGGCGATGCCGTAATCACGCTGTCGGTAACCGTCAGCGTGAGCACATTACCTGTCGCTAGTGTTCCCCCGATTGTCGTCCCCATAACTCTGGTTGCCGGACCGTTCGGAAAATAACCCACCATATGATGTTGGTGACAGGCCGTGTCACCCAGCATGCAAAACATATCCCATTCGTTGTTGGCCAGCCCACCCTTCTGAAAGGCATAGGTCGTCATCTGCGCGTTGTTAATCGTGTTGCCCGTCGCGCTTATCTGATAAGTTCCAATCCCGCCAGGCGTACCACTTGACTGCGACAGGACGTAGGTATTATTCGGGACACCTGTCGCCGGGAGGATGTTACCGATGCCGATTGTGCCTTCGCGCATCTCGGTGACCACCAACGACGTGCCGGTAATCTTACCGACAAAAAACGCGGTCTTCGGGGTATCCACCCCGACCGAGCCTATCAGTGAATTAAACTTGTTATCACCGACGTTAATACCCTGTACCGCCAGGCCGCCGCTCTGATCGCCGTCGGCGATTTGTTGGATCAACAACCCCCAGTGGTTCGATACAGTGCTGCCGGGCGCTGCCCCGCTGATGCAAATACCCATCGCGTACTCGACGCCTCGCACCCGCCGGAAGATATCGAAATACTGGTCCTCGCAGCTCTTCGGTCCCTGCTGAAGTTCTATACCCCACCAACGACCCTGCACGCTGTTGTCAATAACGCCGTTATAGCCCTGAGTTATATGTATACCGCCCTTCATCGCCGGGTCGTTCGGCGTCGTCAGGTGCCACGGTAATTTTGCGTTGCTGGCGTCCTGGTACATATCGGCCGCCGCCGGAAAAGCAAACAGTAACAATCCCAATACCAGCCACCGCATCATGGCGTGCCCCAATACGATTTTTGGTTAGCCTGCCACCCCGCCGCCTCGGCCGGCAGCAAACGATAATTATCCCAGAAAACCCCCTCGGCGATACTGCATACCGTCGTCGTGGTGCCACTCCCGACGATCGTTACTCCGCCAGTCAGTATCGCAGTAACCGTCCCCGTTACCGGAGCACCTCCGTCAACCGTCAGTGCCGACGACGCTCCGTCAACAATACCAATCGCGGTATGCCAGGCAGCGTCCGTCGCCGTCGCGCCAATAAAGCCGCTACCAACAAGCCGCCATGTGTTTGCTATACCGTTCGCAGCCTGCATCACATTTGCAGCGGCTGCCCCATTCTCCCGCAGAAAACCACAAGGCCCGGTTCCACTCGTGCGGTTCGCTACCACGTTCAGACTTACCAAACCCGTCGCCGGGGTGAAACTCGCGCCGCTGAAAAAATCCGTCGCGTCCGACTGCACACACGGTAAAGTGCCCTTGCAGTTGAAGGCTAATGCCGGCTGATTAGCTACTGTCGCGTTCCCGACATTTCTGGCATTGCCACTTTGATCATACCAAATAGTAATAAAACAACTCGTCGCCGCACAGTGCGCCGCCGCCGCCGCCTCGTCCCACGGCGCACCCGTGAAGCCGCTGAAGCCCAGGAAGCCTATGTCCAACTCCGCGTTGTCGCTCGCCCGCCTGAGGCGTACCGCCGGCCCGGCATAGGTGCTTTTCAGCTTGCGGAAGCTGTAAGCACCCGACGGCGCCGCGAACCCGTCCAACGGCGCACTCGCCACCGCCACAATCCGATGCCCCCGGTACGGATGATGCATCCGGGCTTCAGCCACGCCGGATGCCGCCAGCAACCCCGCCAGCAACCCTATATATAATGAGCGGCGGCGCATCGCCCTACAGCCCACTCCCCGGCGTCAAATACACCGTCGCCGCCGTCCCAGCCGAAATGCCAGCAACGTAAGTCTGCCCGCAATGAATGATCTCTACACTGCCCGGCGCTACCGGCATCGACGTGGCCAGCGCCGCCGTGACCGCCACATCACCGCAGGAAAGGAAAACCGCCACCGTCCCACTGTTGTACACCCGAATGTTCGGACTGCCCGTCCCCGCCGCCTGTACCTGGACCCGACCCGAGGCCCCCGTCACCGCCAGCGACACCGTCGCACCACCAGGCTGAAACGCCGTCTGCGCCATGGCAAAGGACGACATAGACAAAAACAGGTGCAGCGAAAGTAACGCTGCAACCAAGGGTTGTGCTCGTCTCATGGCAGACTTTCAAAAAAAATTCCGGGTGACGCGGGGGAAACTGGCGGGTGGGCTGGGGCCACCGCAGCCGCGATGGGAACCCAATTTTCTGAGGGTGCCGGCGGGGGGGGCGATGGGTGGGGAGCCTCGGCTGAAGCTGCGCAGATCGGCACGAGGCCGGTGCCTCGCGCGAGCGTGTGTGCGCGTACAGAAGACAGTCTCGGGCGAGTTACCGCTACATAGACGGTAGATACCTACGCATAACCCTAGGGTTTCCGCCGGCTTCTCGTTCCCTTTGGGTTTCGGGCTTCCTCAGGGCTACCGTTGTGCTCGATTAACCGGCTCTTCGGCGGCACCGGCACCAGCTCGATGCGGGTGATCAATGCGCCGCCGTCCTCGCCGGTGATCTCCTGCGTGACTTTGTCACCGTACTGTTTGGGCCGCAGCTTGGCTAAGAGCCAGCGCCGGTTGTCGCTCAGCATCCGCAGCCGCTGGATCTCGCCGTTATCGACGTAACCGTCAGGACCAACGCAGTCGGCTTTACTATCGCCGAACTGCAGTATCCCTTCGGCAATACTGTCGTATCCAATATCTCTCGCGCGAGCATACATCGACCCGAAAGTATCGGCGCGCGTTATTGCCCACTTTCTCACGGTCTT